TAGGTTTAAGGATAAGATATGGTAGTAATAAGAAAAATATAAATATATACTAGTATGGGTTTATTGCAAGATATTAAAAATTATTGGTTTCCTGTCTCTAACCCTTTGGTTGGTGATGGTGGTTTTGAAAGGGAAGAGACACCTCAGCATTTAGATAAATATATTGCTAGGGTACAGCTACAAAGGACAAGGCAAGATGTATTAAGTTGGAGAGAGGCTATTAATGAGGCTGAGTTAGCTTTTTATCCTCACAGGGTAAAGATGCAAAGACTATTTCAAGATACTACTTTGAATGGTCATGTGTTTGCTTGTATGGAAAAAAGGAAAAATTTGACTTTGTTAAAGGACTTTAGTTTAGTAAACTTAGAAAATGAGGTAGATAAGTATTGGAGCGATAAGTTTAAGGAGCAATGGTGCTTTGATGTTATCAATTATGCTTTAGACGCTATTTTTTACGGCTATAACCTTATTAACTTTAGTGGCATAGAGAATGACAGCCCTGTAGGTATAAAGATTATTAAAAGGCATAATATAAGCCCTGATAGGCATCAGGTGGTTAGTTATGTATATTCGTTGTCGGGTATTAACTTTATGGAAGATGAATTTAAGGATTGGGTGTTTTATGCTAGTACACCTAGTGAGAATGGTGTAAGTCCATGTGGTTACGGGTTGTTATACAGATGTGGTATTTATGAGGTGTTTTTAAGAAATCTTTTAGGCTACAATGGTGATTTTGTGGAGATGTTTTCACAGCCTTTTAGATATGCTAAGACTAGTAAGACTACAGAGTTAGAGAGAGGTGCTTTAGAAAATATGCTAAGAGATATGGGTAGTGCAGGATACGCTATCTTTGACCCTAGCGATGAGATATATTTCTTAGAGGCTAAACACGCTCATAACGGACATTTGGGTTACGATAATTTAGAGCAAAGGTGCGAGAAAAAGATAAGTAAGATTCTTTTAGGTCATGCCGATGCTATGGATAGCACAAGTGGTAAGCTGGGTAGCAATGAGGAGGCTCAGGAGGCTATAGAAGATGTAGAGGTGAGAGACAACAGATATATAGAGCATTTTATGAACTCCGAGGTTATCCCTAAGCTAAGAAACTTAGGTTTATCTATTCCCGATGATGTTAGGTTTAAGTTTAACAACGACAAGGAAAAAGAGGAGGCTAGAGAGAAAGAAGATGCAAACAATAAGGTTACTGCTGAGTTGGTGTTGACATTAAAGAATGCAGGATTTGAGGTTGATGAAAAATATATCTTTGAAAGAACTGGCATACCAGTAACCAAGGTGGTATCTGAAAATAATAATTTAAACAATATAGACTATAACGAATAGTATGAAAACAGCATTATTGAGTAATAATTTAATATTAGAGTTAGAAAGAAGAATGACTGCTGAGCTAAAGGCTGAGCTGATGTATAGAACTTTATCTAATGCTATGCAGAATGAGGGTTATTTTGGTGCTGCTGAGTTTTTTGCTGATGAGGCTAAGGCTGAGGCTAAACACTATCAAAAGATTGTTGACTTTTGCAATGATTTGGGTGTGTTACCTGATATTTATGTACCTGAGAACTTTATTTATGGGGAATCAGGATTAGAGACTGCTTTTAAGACTGCTTTTAATGCTGAGTTTTTACTGTTGCAAGAATATAGTGAGTTTATGAAAATTGCTAAGGCACAAGATGTTGTTTTAGAGGAGTTTTTGTATTTCTTTATTAAGGAGCAAAGAAGCAGTGTAGGTGAGTATGGAGATTTTTTAGCTAGGTTAGAGTTGTGCAAAAATGAGGCATCTGCTCTATTAATCTTTGATAAAGAGTTAAAAAAATAATATCTTTGAGAATCTAAAAACCAACATTTATGAAATTATTGAACAACTGGGAGAAAACAGGTATATTAGCTGTTGACATGGTTGCTAGTGCTGCTAGTTATTTGAGGTTGAGGTTAAAACCTGTTAAGACTATATATTTAAACCCTAAGCTATATTATCAGTTTGAATATTGGGTGAGCAGACATATGGATGAGGAGCAGTTTTACGATGCAAGGGAGAATGGGTTTCAGTTTGATGGTATAGATATTAAGAAACAGTCTAATTTATTGGTAAACGATATTTCTTGGGATTTTTACGAGGATAAACCTGATGGCAGTAAAGAATAAGTTTGATTTAAAAGACAAAGTTAAAGAGTTACAATTTAGATTTAATGTTACTATTCCTAAGACATTAGCTAAAGATGCCAAAGATTTTTTTGTAGAAAATTTTGATAAACAAGGTTTTGATACGGGTACTATAGAAAAGTGGAAACCTAGAAAAAGTAAAAGATTTACTCACCCTATATTAGTAAAGTCAGGTGCTTTAAAAAGAAGCGTAAGAGTAAAGTCTGTTAGTAGAAAATTGATTATATTGTCATCTGAATTACCGTATTCAAGGATACATAATGATGGTTTAGATGGTTTAGCTTTTGGAAAATATCCATTTAAAATGCCTAAACGACAATTTATGGGACACAGTCCTGCTTTGACAAGAAAGCTACAAGAAAGATTAGTAAGCATGATTAATGATGTTTTTCAAAAATGAAAAGTTTATTTTTAGCAATACAAAGTAGGATATTACAAGAAGTTCCTGAAATTACTTATGTAAGGATTTTTAATAATCAGTTTGAGAATGTTACTGTAAAAAATTCTACATACGATTTCCCTATGCCATGCGTTTTTGTAGAGTTTGAAAATGCTAATGAGCCTAAACAGCTTGGAGGAGGTTTTCAGCTTTATGAGCCTTTAAATGTTATTTTGCATTTAGGTGTTAATGAATTAGATAGCGCAACTGGTTATTTAGACCAAAATTTAAATGTTTTTGATTTAAAAGATAAACTTTATAAGGCTATGCAAAAGTTTGAGCCTAATAAAGCTAGTATTTTTATCAGAACATCAGAAGAACAAGATTATGACCATACTAACATATATGTGTGGAAACAAACTTATAAGACTACCTTTTTAGATGGTAATATGGAGGAGCCACAAAATCCTACCTATACCACACCAGTAACTGATTTAACAATAACAAAAACAATATTATAATGGCAAGGTCAATAGCATTAATTAAACAGCAATTAATAGACCAAAAAAATGCAGAGAGTGCATTAAGTGGATTAACAAGCACAAGTCAGACTGCTATATGGAATTTATGGTTTTATATCCAAGCTGTTGCAATTAATATCTTTGAGCAGCTACAAGACACATATAAGGCAGAGATTGAAACAATAGCTGATAGTGCTATACCTAATACTGATGCTTGGGTACAGGCACAGGCTTTTAAGTTTCAATATCCTGATACTATACAGCTTATCAATTTAGTACCTACATATACTTTGGTAGACCCTGCTAAACAGATTGTAACTAAATGTAGCGTTAAGACAGATAATAATAAGATTTGTCAGATTAAGGTAGCTAAAAGCACAGGTAAGCTAAGTACTCCTGAATTAAATGCTATTACATCTTATTATGGATATATAGGTAATGCAGGTATATCGTATAACATCATTAGTGATGATAGCGATAAAATAGAGATTAGCGCAGATGTATATTACGATGCTCAATATAGTTCTACAATACAGGCTAATGTAGAGGCTGCTTTAAATACTTATCTTTCTAATTTAAGTTTTGATGGAGTTATTTATGTAGCTAAAATAGAGGATACATTTCAAGGTGTACAAGGTGTTAAAGATATTAAATTGACTGCTGTAAACACAAGAAGAAATGCTCAGGCTTATGGAACGGGTACTGTGGTTTATAATTTGTCTACAGGTACTAATGCTAGAATGTATCAGACTTATGCAGGATATATAGAGGAAGAAACAACATCAAGTCATACTTTTGCTGACACTATTAATTATATAATATCATAAGATGGCTAATTATAATGTAGATTTTAGCAAGGTATGGCAAAATCTAATGCCTCCTAATAAGAGGCTAACAAAGTATTTAGCATGGGGTAAAGTATTATTGTATCCTTTGCAATGGCTTCACAGTAGATTTTTTATAGATTACAAAGAGGGTACTATATATTTAGATTGGAATAATTTTACTGCATATACTAAAAATACTTTTGTTAAATATACTGATAGAGGTATTTATTGTTGCATAGAAAACACTACAGCAGGTATTACTCCTTTAGATAGCAATTATTGGTATAAGACTCAAGATAGCTTTATAGGATTAACTGAGAGAATGAAATACAATTCTCAAAAGATGATATTTGAGTATGCTTTAAATAGATGGTTTGGTTTATCTTTTGTGCAGCCTCCTAGTTTAAGTCCTATATATATAACTAACAACACATTAGATTTAAACAACTTTCTTGTAAGTTCTAATGATGAGGACAGTTCTTATGCTACTTTAGCAGGTAACTTTTCTTTAGATTTTGTAGGTACTACAGTAACATCTTATAGTCAATATTCTTTTACCATATATTATCCTAGTTCATTACCTGCTACTTTAGGTATAACTAGTACATTGTTAGAAAAACAAATTGAAGAATTAGCAAACAAATTAAAAATATCAGGAACTTTATATAATATATTATCTTATTAAAAATGGCAAAACACATTTTATATTCAGACATTACTGCAACAGCTAAACAGCCTTATTTAAAGCAAACACATCAGCATTATAATGATATGATTGATGAATTGACCAAGGCTTTTGGAGAAACTATTGTTTATGATTCATCATTGGTAACTATTTTATGGGGCTGTGTAAATACTGGTACTGGCTCAACTGTAGGATATAGTGCTAACATTAGTGAGGGATATGTTTATTATAATGGGGAAATTTATTATGTTCCTGCATTTAGTGTAGCTACTATAGCTAATGGGCTGAAAGGAACTATTACTACAGCGTATACAGCAGCAGACCCTGTATTGTTTAGCGATAACACTACTCATAATGTGCATCAGATAAAAACCATTGTATTGAGTGATGCAGCAGGTGGGTTGCAGTTTAGCAGTTGGGTATCGTACAAAGGTACTTGGGTAACTAAAACTTTAACTGATAGTGATATATCTAGTGCTAGTGCTACTCCTACATTGTCAGGTGCTACTCATAAGAAAATGTATTATTTTGCAGATTATAAAAATAAAATACTTTATGTAACTATACATATTGAGGGATTAGAGGTTAATGCTACTACTTTTTCTGATTTAAAAGTTAAGTTACCTCTTTCATTAAATGAGTCAAGAGTAATTATGAGTACAGGTAGATATTACAACTCTAATGGTAGTGCTACTGAGTCAGCAGGTAATACTAAGGAGACTGCAACCATGATGTTTACTGGAGCAGTAGGATATGGTACTTATATTACTATATATCCTATGAGAACTCAATATGAGGCATACAATTCTGATGGTACAAATAATTGTTGTTTTTACGGACAATTAACTATACCGATGAATATATAATAAAGGGGGATTTTTTAATCCCCTTTTTTATTCCTCTGTAGAGGATAAGAATTTAGGGTTCTTTTTAGCTTTGTCAGGCATTTCATCATACAGTCTTAGCAACGCTGTCTGCTGTTTTTCATCAATGCCATTAATAAATGCTATAACTGCTTTTTCAACTGCTTCTGATTTGCTTTCGTAGTTAAGATAGCAATGAGCAGTAAGCATTTTATAGTAACGAGGTCTTAAATAAGACATTACGCTAAATAGATGTTTATTTTTAATATTTGACATATACAAGATGTTATTATAACAAAAATAGAAAAATATACAATACTATTACAAGTTGCTAGTAATTATTATTTTAAAATATAAAACTTTGTAAATATGCAATTAAAGTATACCATAGATATAGCTGCCGAGGAGCCGATAATGATGTTAGATAGTCATATTGGATATGATGTTGACAAAGGAGTTGGCATTGATGGTGCTGATTTTGCAAAAGAGTTACTTTATTTAGATAGCTTACAAAAGAAGCGTATACAGATAAGAATTAATAGTGTAGGTGGTTCTGTAATAGATGGAATGAGTATTTATAACGCTATTTTAAAGGCTAATGCTAAAGTTAATACTTACAATGTAGGTATAGCAGCAAGTATAGCAGGTGTTATATTTCAGGCAGGAAGAAAGAGAATTATGGCTGACTATGCTCTTTTGATGATGCACAACCCTAGTGGTGGAGATAAAAAAAGTTTAGATAAAATTAAGAAAAGTTTAATTACCATGCTTACTAGAAAGACTGGTAAATCTGAGGCTGAAATATCTAAGCTAATGGATAAAACTACTTGGTTAGATGCTATAGAATCTGTTAAGATGGGATTGGCTGATAAGGTAGAAGAAAGCAGCGAATACAAAGTTAAGATAGAGACTTCTGATATTAAAGATTCTTGGTTTGAGGCAAGAGAAATTATAAATAGTTATAAATCAAATAAATCAAATAAAATGGAGAACATTATCAACAAATTAGGTTTGTCTGCTGATGCAACAGAGGAAACCATTTTATTAGCTATTGAGGAGATTGAAAATAAATCTAAATCAGAAGCTGATAAATTAAAAGAAGAGTTAAAGAAAGCTGAAGAGAAATGCCACGAGTTAAAGAAAAAACTTGAGGACATGGAAAAGAAGCAAAATGAAGAAGCTGAAGAAGCTGAGAACAACAAGAAGATGGAAGCCAAAAACAAGGCTGAGGAGTTAGTAAACGAAGCTGTTAAATTAGGTAAATTTTCTAATGAGTTTTCTGCTCATTGGCTAAACCTAGCTATTGAAAATTACGATGCTGCTAGTGAAATGATAAAAGGTTTATCAGTATCTAAACAAGGTGTTGATTTAACTAAGAACATCGCTGATGATTCTAAAGACCTTTTAACTAATGTAGCTGCTAGAACAATGGCTGAACTACAAAATAAATTCAATAAATAATAAACAATAAAAACTAAAAACAATGGCAGAAGCGTTAAATATTCAGGACACCACATGGTCAGGTAATGCTGCTAGTTATATGATTACTCGTGCAGTAGTTGGTGCAGACACTATCGAAAAAGGTGTTATTTATGTAGAAGATGGAATTAGAAAGAAAAAGACTATTCCAAGAATTGAAGTATCAGGGTTTATGCAAAGAAGAAGTGCTACTCCTGTATCTCAAGGAAGTGTTACCGTTGATGGTAGAGTATTAGAACCACAAGATTTAATGCTTTATTATGAATTTAACCCAAGAGATTTTGAGGCTCACTTTTATGCTGAGCAATTACAACCTAAATTATTAGGTAGAGAATTGCCTGTAACTGCTGAAAACTTCATGGTAATGCAAACAATGAAGCGTTTAAATGAGTTTTTTGAAAACGCTATCCACAGAAGTAGAAAAGAGTTTGACCCTCAAGGTTCTGCTGTAGACCCTACAAGTAAAGGTGAAGTAGCAGGTGCTGCTGCTTATTTCTATTTTGATGGTCTTATCAAAAAGGCTTTGGATTCTGCTGACATCATTTCAGTACCTACTCCAGTTGCTTTAACTTACTCTAACATTAGAGATAAATTCCAAGCTGCTTTAAACCTAGTTCCTAAAGCATTACTTTACAGATATGGTAAAGGTGGTTTGAAATTCATCGTTTCTTATGCTGACCAATTAAAATACGAACAAGCATTAAGACAAGACCTATACAAAAACCAAGATACTACTGAATCAGGTATCAACAGATACTCAGGATATGATGTAGTACCAGTTGCAGGTCTTCCTGAAAACACCTTTTATGTAGCTATTGCTAAGCCTGATATTGATTCAAACCTTTGGTTAGGTATCAACTCTACAGAAGATAACCAATTACAATTAATGAGATTGCAAAACAACTCTGAATTGTTCTTTGTTAAAGGTCTTTTCAAAATGGATACTCAAATTGGATTTGCTGACCAACTAGTAATCTACACTACTTTAACAGCATAATTAAAGGGGCGAAAGCCCCTATATTTATTAACTTTTAAAAAATTAAAAATATGCCACGATTTGGATTATTAAAAAACGAAGATAACACAGGTAGAGTATTGACATTTGCAAAACTTGCTCCTGCTTATGCAGCTTCTGTAACTATTGTTCCTAATGCTGCTAAAACTTTTGTTATTCCTGCTGATTTAACAGGTGCTTTATCACTAGTTGCAACTGTATCTAGTTCACAAGACTGTGATGA